CTTCAGAAGCAAGGACAAAGCTAGAGTCTTTCTTGAGGAAGGAATAGAAGGCATAGGTACAAAACGCAATACGTCCTTCGACTGGGACTTTAGCATTACCTAAGAACTCTTGTGCTGTTAAGAAGCTGGAGTATGCATTAGTTGCGGATATAGCTAAGGTAGTAGTAGCTAAGTTTGCGATTGCCGCTGCTGACATAACGCCGATACGATATGTGTCGATCTCCGGCAAATAGATCTCGTTAATCTGTCTGGATAAGATCTTGTTACCTTGTGCAGTTGAATTGGTATCATCAAGCGTCTTGCGGTCTGCTGTGATCGTAGCGGATCTATCTTTAGCAACGGTCATGGTCTGCACTGTGTTTTGTTGCTCTGCTGCAACTCCGTAACGTGCTGCACCAGTCAACGTATAGTCACTGAGTGCGGTTGTAGGGTAGCTGTAAGCGTTTACCGTGGATACACCGCTCCATACATAGTCTGTGTTAACCGCTGCCTCTGTGAGGGATTTGAGCTGAAAGCGTTCTACTACTTTAGAATCGAATTTTGATGCATAGTTAATAGCCATTTAAAATACACTCCTTATTCGTCAAAGCCCTCGAACATCTTA